CGACCCCTTCACAACAACACCCAACCAACAATCAACCCCAACAACCAATCAACACGCCAACCGGATGCCGCGCCACCAGGCTCACAGCGTTGTACGCAGAAATGCTGCAGCCAAGGTGGCGCGGACGCTAGCCCAACCTCCAATTACCTTGGATGCTGGCCAGTGCGAGCCTTATGACGACTCAGGTCGCTTGAAGGTGGTTCCCGTTCGCGAGTTCTCGTTCGTAGTTCCCTACGAACTTGGCGAAGGCAAGTTTACTTATGAAGACGCAGTTAACCCGATTAACCAATTGGGTCCTGTCCTTGCCCAAGCCGTCCCTGTTGCTACCAGCAACGACTTTCAGTCGTTCCTTTCCGCTTTTAATAAGCGCACTAACTTCGAGCAAGCCTCGGAGCCAGGTGGGAAGGATGACATCGATCCGGTGGCGTTGAAAGACGCTTTGTACCTCATCGATGCCATGCCACAGATGGAGCCATGGGACGAGAACGACTCCGACCGCTCCCGCTGGATCGACAAGTTCGATGACAAAAAGAGGAGAGCAATGTCCGAGGCCTACAGCAACATAGCGTGGGCAGACGAAGGTTACCTTGGTACCAAGGACCTTTCCGTCAAGCAAGAGATCCTGATCAAGCGTACTGATCCCACGTGGGCGCCACGTGTGATCTACGCTGGCAATGATGCATTCAATGCTATCACCGGTCCTGCATCCATGGTCATCATGGAGCGCGTGGTGCGCATGTCGCACTTGCACTCCCTTGGTGGCTTAGAGGTGCGTTACGCATACAAAGCGACCGACACAGAACTCTGCTCATTCATCATTGATGAACGTTACCCTCATTATTTTGAGGGTGATTTTTCCCGCAACGACCGCGAACAACGCAGCGGCGTCGCCGTCATCTATGATGCTTGGTTAGGCAAGCTCGGAATGCCAAATTGGTTCCGATCATTGCTTTTTTCTCTCGAGCACTACAAGGTGCAGAACAAGAGGTTTGGTTTCCGTGCCAAGTGCAAGTATGCACTGCCTACTGGCACCACTTCGACCACACCGCGCAATTCTACATACAATTACACCATGGCTGCCAGGCACTGCTGGCAGCATCGTGTGCGCGGTAAGGCTGTCATTTTGGGCGATGACATCCTCAAGGCCCTCGCCTCTCGCATCCGGCTGGACAGCTGGGTGTCATGCGTGGCTGATTTCAAGATGGTCTTGAAAGCCAAGGAACCACAACTAGATGGACAGGCAACTTTTCTTTCGCGGCGATTTATCGTCGATGTCGAAAATCCCTGTATGGTTCCCCTAATCGGCAAGATGCTGGTGCGTTTCAATTGTCGTGGGACAATGAACGACGCATGCAGCGATTCTCAGTACATGGCTGGCAAGGCTCTAAGTTATGCTTACGAGTGCCGCCATGTGCCATTCTTGCGCGATTTCTTCCTCAAGCGTTACGCTATGGAGGATGCCCAAGCTGTCACCCTGGATGATTTGACGTGGTTTGCACGTACATCCGGGGTTGACCTTACCAACATAGTAGAGGCCATACGCTCAGAGCGCGTTCTTGTGACGGACCAAGAGTTCGAATTTTGGCTCATCGACCACCATGACTGTACGTTAGTCGAGGTGGGAGAGCTGTTCGGATCCGTCGTGCTCAGCGCTGAGCAAGTGACCCTCGATCTACCGAACATCGAGTATTTCAAAGTGGATTATGAGTAGCGCCCCGCACGGCTGGAGGTCCCCTTGCGGGTATGATCTCGGGTTAGTC